CTTACGATATTATCAAAAAGAAACTCCCAGTAATTAATAATGAGATTGCAAAGGTGCTCGCCAACGTCGTGAACTTTGAAGTGTTCTTCGAGAACGACGGTCGCCATCTAAAAATTCTCATTAAACACCCAAGTCATGAGCCGCGACCAATTGAAATGGGCAGCGGAGCAGAAAAAACAATTGCTGCAATGGCAATTCGTTTAGCCCTCTTGTCTGTTTCTAACCTACCGAAATCAAACATCTTCATTCTCGACGAACCAGGGACATCGTTAGACGCCGACAACATGGACGGCTTTGTACGCATCTTAGATCTGGTGAAATCCTATTTTAAAACTGTATTTCTGATTTCTCACCTAGATTCTCTCAAAGACTGCGTAGATATGCAAATAACCATCGACAAAGAAGGACAATACGCTCACGTAATGGAGACTTAAAATGCCACTCTATGATTTTAAATGTACCGAATGTGAACATGTTTTCGAAATAATTCAAAAGTATACTGATCCTCACCCAAAATGTGAAGAATGCGGAGATCCCACCATTAGAATTATATCCGCTACCAGCTTTGCTTTAAAGGGCGATGGCTGGTATAAAGATGGGTATACTAAGCCACAAATTGAACCTAAAGACTAATTATTAGTATGGCAACATACTATGTAAATGGCACTATTGGGGCAGATAACACAGCCGATTCCACGAATCAAGCAACACCAACCAAGACAATCGGCGCCGCACTTGCTACGGCCTCCGCTGCCTATTCGGCCGGCGTACTTATTAATATTGAAATTACTGATGAAGGTATCTACAATGAAGGGGATCTCGGCATCACAAAGCACGGCACTACCATCATTCACACAGCAAGCGCTTTAGGAAAACCAAAGCTGCATGGTGTCGGTACCGCAGGAAGTGCCCCGGTGCGCGCCTTTAATTTAAGCGACGTGACAGGAACAGTCTTTCAGGGATTAGAAATACACTCTTATACATCTTATCTCGCCATCGGTGCCTACCCCTTTACTTTGTCGGGGTGCTTTGTTCATAGTTTTATTGATAGTAATTGTAGGTACGCATACACCCACTTAGAGGGTCGGCGTGCGACCCCAAACCGGATTCTCGACAGTGTGCTATATTTTCCTTCGAACGCTCAATCTAATGGCATCATAACTGTGGACACCTCCCCCTCTGATGGGTACCTTGAGATAAAAAACAGCTTGATTACTTCGTCTCATGATGGCTATCTTGTGCGCGACTATGGGGGCGCCAATGTCACATGTAGTTTTTCTACATTTATTAATAGAAATGCCACAACGACGAGCACCCAAATACAAGCCACTAAGGTTCGTAATTGTATTGTTTCTGCGTCTTCGGCAAATGCAGCGTGCGGAATTGGCTCTGATAATCATGAATATAACTTGGTACATGTCAACGGCGCCCCCTTCATGGAGCATGATGGCACAACAGAAGGCGCCGACGACACCGGCGATAAAGAGGGCGATCCTCTGTTCGTCGACGCGACAGCAATTGGCACCTCAAGTGCTGTGGCTGCAAATTACAAACTTCAGTCTTCATCCCCCGCGGCCGCCGCAGGCACAGCGTTTGACAGCACCACTAGAGATATTAGCGGATCCCTGCGGAACCAAGATAGCAAAAACTGGTCTTCTTATTCGACGCCTCCACAATCTAATTTTGATGGCGCTTTTACAATTAACTTATATGCCAACGCCGCGGCACAATATAAATTCGGCCCGGAGCTAACTCCGAGTGGTTATTCAATGGGGTGCTTTGCTGTCGAAGGCGGCGGTGATTATAGTGGCCCTCTCGACCAGGCAACAGAACAAGTTCCGTTCTCTTTGGGCCCAAAAGGGCCCGCAACGTTGCGGGGCAGACTAGGTGCATATGGGGTTAGCAAAGGAGGCGATCCCTCTACCATAATCCAAACAAGCTCTGCTTAAAGGGGTTGTTTCTACTATGTGACACTAATTAAAGTAGCCGCACGAGCGGTATAAATTAGGAGGAATAAAATTTATGGAATATTTACAAAAGGCTGGCGCAGTGCTTAAGGAGTTAACAGGTATGGCCCTGTCAGTTTTGGCATTGGGCGTTGTTTTGCAAGTGCTCTTTGGATCAAATGTTGCATTTTTACCAGGCGATGTAGTAGGAAACGTAGTTGGCGTTACCAAATCGTTAGGTAGTGAAGGCCTTGTTGGTCTTGTTGCATTGTGGGTCTTAGTTGCCTTGTTTAACAAGAAATAACAATAAATTAAAAGGAGTTCTTTTATGAGACAAGCATTAGATAAAACTTTAAATAAACTATTATCGCGCAAGCTGATGGTTTGGTTGACGGCCACGAGCTTTATGTTCCTGGACGTCGTACCTTTGGAATCGTCAGATTGGGTAGCGATTTCACTAGCTTATATCGGTTTAGAAGGCTTAGCTGATATTGCAACCAGATGGAGGCATGGACCAACATCATGAAATATACAAAATCAGCATTAAAAGAACTCATTATAGAAGTAGCGAAAGAGCATTCTTTGGATTTCGGCCTAGAGAGTGCTCCTTCACCCCTTTACGAAGAACATGATTGGGACACTCCAGACGAAGAAGAAAGGCGCGAATGGGATGAGTTCATTGAGCGCGACATGCTTGCACTGCGCGCCACCCTCGAAAACGCCAAAGAAGCGCTGGGGTCGTTGAGCCCCGACAGAGAAGAAATCTATGAGCGCATTGGCGCCCTCGTCCACGCCCAGGGCGAAGAAGAATATGATGAAGAGGAAGAAGAAATAGAAGACTGGTAAAATGAAATTATTAATTATTAAAAAATATTTAAAAAAATGCTGGACATGGCTGAAGCACCATTGGAAAGCTCCATTTGTTGTGGCCGCAGTTCTCTTCACGTGGCTTATCCTACGCAGAAAAAACGTTGCCGAACAGATTTTAAAGATTCGTGAAGCTAGTTACAAAGCGCAAATCGACGAGATCAATCGTGCCCACGCAGAAGAGCTTAAGAAAAGAGACGAGATCCTAGAAAAATATAATAAAACAGTTTCCAATCTTGAAGAAGAATTTGCCAAAAACAACAAAGAACTTGACGAGAAAAAGAAAAAATCTGTTAAAGAAATCGTTGAAAAATATTATAATGATCCTGATACCTTAGCTAAAATGATTGGCAAGAGGTTTGGTTTTGAATATACAGAGGACGAATGAAATTAATAATACCGATACTAATCGCTATGCTGGCCTCCCCAGCAACTTTATTCGCAGACACCCCCACCCCAGATGAGACTCCCAAAGTTACGGGCATTAAAAAAGGTGAAGAAGCGCCTTACAACGGCGTACTTTTAAATACCGCAGCTGCAGCTAAAATTTTTGCTGACAAAGATTTCTCGGCGCAAGAGTGCATCATGAGAATTAACTTCGAGGTTCAGAAAGAACACCTCCGAATGCAACTACTGCTAGACAACGCAAACCTCAGCCTGGACACAATGGACAAAAAGTACACAGCAATCATTGATATTAAAAATAATGAAATCGAGAGGTTAAGCAAGGTTGCTCTGGAAAACTCACATGATTATTCTACTTGGTGGGCAGTTGGTGGAGTTATCGCTGGCATTGCATTAACAATTGCGGTTGTTTACGCCGTGGAGGAAGTCAAGTAGTGGTCACAAAAAAATTAGGAAAGCAATTTTCAGCCAAACAAATTTATGATTTCACAATTGTAAAAAATGCCACCGTAACACTTGGCTTTGACCACCCCCCTTCAAAAAATGCAGATGGCGTTATTTTAAAATATGGCACAGGCTCGGTTGATTCAACTGGGGTCGACACATATGACGGAAAAGTACAAGGAGGGTACCTTTATTATCTTTCCGGCACCACGTGGCATAAAGCCACACACGAAACGGCCGACTTGGCTGGCATAAAAGAAGTTAATTATGGCCAGACCGATCAATACATACCGGCTGGTATCAATGGGCCCAGCGCAGCCGGCTGGCCAGCGGGCAACACAGGGCTTGGCCACGGCCAGGGTAAACCACATTTACTAGGGTATGCATTAGGTACCCCGGGAGAACGCGAAGGGCGCGCCGACGAGGTGGGGATGCTGTTGGGAGGCATTGTGACTGCATATATATTTGGCAGCCCGGGACCCTACCACCCAGGCGCCCCCGTCTTCGGTGCACCCGGTAATTCTAAAGGAGGCGGTTTTATTACGATGACGACCGCTTCCGTAAGCAGTCTTGGGAACGTGAGAAGAGTTATAGGCCATTGTATTGATTGCGTCGACAAAAGCGCCGATGGAACTTGTGCTGGTACTACTAAGATCTTAATGTATTTTAATCCCTCGGATTCCTATATAATATTGTAATAATACCAATGAAACAAAAAACTCTTAATAAAATAGCGGAGATCGAAAGAGCCATGGCTAAAAAATTTGGCAAGGAAGCCATCACCAATCCCAAATCATTATGGACCGACGAGAAAGAGGAAGAGTACCTAGAACAACTCAAAGAATTTTATAAAGAAGAGTGCAAAAAAAAAGAACAAAAAGAGAAAGTTGAGAAAGACGGCTTTTTCCTTCCGAAGAATCTAATTACTAAGGAGAATAAAAGAAAATGTCCTGTTTGTGGGGTGTTCTCTTTTGAGATAAAAGACGATCTTTACATGAACAAGTTCGAATGTTGCTTCGACTGTTACATTCAGCACGTTCAACTCAATGAAGATAGATGGCTAAAAGGCTGGAGACCAAACCATGAGACGAAGAATAATAAGAAAGAATAAAAAGCGCAGAGATCCACGATATTTTTTGCATGAAGATCTTGGGACGCCGGGCGTTGAGCCGATAACAAACCCAGCACCCTTAAGAACGGCGCAAAAGCAATCCGCTGACTCCGCGCAACAGCAGGCGGCCCACCAAGACGATAAGCCCGAAACCGTAACGGTCGCCAACCTAACAGGAGACCAAGAGAAAAAGGGCGCTCACCTCATGTTAACGTTTGTGAACGATCTTATAACAAAGATGCGCACTTTCACAGTCGAGCAGCTGCGGCAAGAACTCACAACAGCAGGGTACGCCCCAGAGGCCGAAGACGAAGGAACACAAACAGCCGAAGCGCCACCAGAGACAGGGGGGCTAGTATAAATGGCAAAAACTGTATCCGTATATGATATTATCAAAGGGCTCAACCAAGCAGCAGCAAATGCTTACGATGGTTCGCATGACGAGCGCTTTGTGGAGACTGGTTATGCTAAAGAAATTGGCCTCAAGCGGGAAGAGGGCTGTCCCATCAAAGATTCCCGAGTGATGGATGGGTTCAAGGTGCGTGTGGCCGGCCCCAAGCTCATTGTCACTTACCAGAGCGAATTGACGATGAAAGATTTTCACAATTCTAAACTCGATGAAGAGATCGAGCGCACCTATAAGGGCATCATAAAATTTTTGAAAAAAGAATATAAAGCAATTACTGGGAATGCCATCACTCTCACCCCCGATGGCGACGCTGAGATTTTGGTTCAAAATATGTCGCGCATTCGTACCTGGGCCGAGGCCAAGAAGATTTATACAATCGGCGGACTCAAGGACGTTCAAGACAGCGAAGAAAATAATCTCAGCACATCAGATGAAAAATTACGCAGTGCAGTTGAGAAGTTTTTAGCAATAGGCAAAGACAAATACCCTGGTGCAAAAAAGCCCAGCAACGCTAAAGCGCCCAAAGGCGCCAAGAAAACCAACAATGCCAACGCATAATGAGCTACAAACTAACAAAAAAAGAGATTTTAAAAGAGGTCTTGAAGTGCGGCAAAGACTCCCAATATTTTAATAATAACTATGCTAAGATCCCCCACCCAGGCCATGGCCTCATCCCATTCAAGACATATGATTACCAAGACAATTTACTAGAAAATTTCGATGACCATCGCTTTACGATTGTTTTGAAGGCCCGCCAGCTTGGTATTTCTACAATTGTAGCCGGTTATATCGCATGGCTGATGCTCTTTCACAGGGACAAAAACGTTCTTGTGGTCGCGACCAAACTAACTACAGCAGCAAATTTAGTTCGAAAAGTTAAAGGAATCATTAAACATTTACCATCTTGGTTAAAAATTGCTAGTATCGATGTTGACAATAAGAACTCATTTGAACTAAGCAATGGGTCTCAAGTCAAGGCCTCATCTACTTCTGCCGACGCGGGTCGTTCGGAATCGTTGTCGTTGTTGGTTATTGATGAGGCCGCACACGTTGAAAACTTAAGCGACTTGTGGACAGCACTTTATCCCACGATCTCCACCGGTGGGCGCTGCATTGCGTTGTCCACCCCGAATGGTGTCGGCGATTGGTTCCATGAAACTTATATCAAATCCGAAAGCGGGCAAAATGAATTCTTTCCTGTCCATTTAATGTGGGACGTACACCCCGATAGGGATCGCGAATGGTTCGAGACCGAGACCAAGAACATGAGCAAAAGACAAATTGCACAAGAGTATGAGTGTAACTTTAATACATCAGGTGAGACTGTTATCGACCCAGACGACATCCAATGGTTGAAAAAGAGAATTCAAGAGCCAAAATATAGGACAGGCATCGACAGGAATTATTGGATATGGGAAGAATTTAATCAAGAAAACACCTACCTCTTGGTGTCTGATGTTTCACGCGGCGACGGTGCCGACTTCTCTGTTTTCCACATCTTTAAACTTGAAACCATGGAGATCATAGCAGAATACCAAGGAAAGGTAACGCTTGATTTATTTTCTGAAATTGTTTACAATGCCGGCCAAGAATATGGGAACGCCATGGTTGTTGTGGAGAACAACAGCGTGGGCTTTGCAGTGCTAGATAAGTTGGCCGACAAAGCATACCCCAACGTATATCATTCGATTAAATCATCGCACGAATACATTGACCAATACCAGGCCGAAACAACTTCGAGCGCAATTGCAGGCTTTACAACCTCTCTTAAAACGCGCCCGCTTATAATTGCTAAGTTTGAAGAATTTATAAGAAATAAAATGTTAACTATTTATTCTAAGAGATTAATTAATGAGTTGGATACTTTTATTTGGAAAAACGGAAGGCCCCAAGCACAGCGTAGCTATAATGATGACTTAATCATGGCTTGCGCGATTGGATGTTGGGTAAGAGACACGGCATTAATTGAGAATGAGCGAGATTTGGAGTATAAAAAAGCATTTTTAAATTGTATAATAGCAAACAAGACTCATCTGGATTCTAGAATACCTGGGATGCAAAAACCCAAGGCAACAGAATTATTTGAAAAAATGGTTGATGAAAAAAGAGTGATGAACGAATTTCTTTGGCTATTGAAAGGATAAATTAAATGGCAGCCCCCACTAAAAACACAAAAAATCCCCGCAACGCAGATTCTCCCCTTTACAAAAGGCTAACCAAGTTATTTTCTGGGCCTCTCATTAATTATCGCTCACAGAACACTCGACAGCTACGTCGACGGCGCCTAGATAAATACGCTAAAACATTTAAAGATGTTGGTGGTCAAAAGTTTGAAAGAGTGGGTTATAACCCCTTCGACAACCACTCATCTTATATGATGGGAACGCAGGGGCGCCTCCAGCGCTACTCAGATTTTGATCAGATGGAGTACACCCCTGAAATCTCATCGGCCCTTGACATCTATGCCGATGAGATGACAACCCACACTAGTATTAAAAAAGTACTTTTAATCGATTCTCACGATGAAGAGATAAGAGGCATATTAGATACCCTCTTTTATAACGTTTTAAATATTGGATTTAATATGTTTGGCTGGTGCCGGACCATGTGTAAATATGGTGACTTTTATTTGTATCTTGATATTGATGCAGAATTAGGAATTAAACAAGTTATCGGCCTCCCAAGCCAAGAAGTTGAACGACTAGAGGGGCTAGACAAAACTAATCCAAACTACGTACAGTTTCAATGGAACTCTGGGGGCGTGACATTTGAAAATTGGCAGGTCGCCCAGTTCCGAATTTTAGGAAATGATAAATTTGCCCCCTATGGCACCTCTGTCTTGGACGGCGCGCGCAGAATTTGGCGCCAACTGGTCCTGCTGGAGGACGCAATGATGGCATATCGCATTGTGCGGGCCCCCGAACGAAGAATCTTCAAAGTCGATGTAGGTAACATTCCCCCTCAAGATGTTGAGCAATATATGCAACGCATTATAACCTCCATGAAAAGAAACCAAGTGGTGGACCCCGAAACAGGGCGCGTAGACCTACGATATAACCCCTTAAGCATTGAAGAGGACTACTTCATTCCCATTCGCGGCGGAGTCGGTACCGAAATCGCCAGCCTCCCCGGAGGAACCTATACCGGCGATATCGACGATGTTAAATACTTAAGAGATAAGCTGTTTTCAGCATTAAAAATTCCCGCTTCTTACTTGTCGCGCGCAGAAGGAAGTGACGAAGATAAAGCTACGCTAGCACAAAAAGATATTCGCTTTGCACGAACAGTCATGCGCCTTCAAAGATCTGTTATCACTGAATTGGAAAAAATAGCGATCATTCACTTATACACTCTTGGCTACAGGGGCGACGACTTACTCTCATTCAATCTTAAACTTCACAACCCTTCTAAAATTGCGGAGATGCAAGAGCTTGAACAGTGGAACACCAAATTTACAGTTGCTGCGCAAGCAGTCGAGGGGATGTTCAGCAAGCGCTGGATTGCAAGAAATCTATTCGATCTATCCGAAGAAGAATTTTTACGCAATCAACGGGAACTCTTTTACGATATGAACTTTACACAGGCTCTCGCTCAAGGTGAAGCAGCTGCCGCAGCCGGCGCAGGCGGCGGCATGGGCGGCGGCATGGGCGGCATGGGAGCCCTCGGAGGCATGGGCGGAGAAGAGATGGGCCCAGGCATGGAGACGCCCCCGGAGGGCGAGATGCCTCCTCCGGGCGAAGAACCCACCGCCGGCGCGCCACCAGAGACCACAGCAGGCCCCGAAGCAGAAACGTCTTTGTTGGCCGCACCGGGCAAGCGGGATGACAAGGGCTGGATGCAAGTTACAGTTCATGGCGATGGTTCTTACACTACCCCGGGCTCTAAAGGGAAAGCGTACAAACGCGTCACCGCAGACGGTCGTCGGCATAGCGGCCCACGCAAGCGACACTACAGGGCCCAGGGCTCTCATGAGGTCGCACGTCTTCCCGCGCGACAGTTACGTTCGCTGCCTGCAGGCGCATCCGAACTTCTCGGGTTTGGAAAAGGTATTTCTGAAGATAAAGAAACTAATTATAATGATGAAGAACGTAAGCTTTTCGAAGCAAATCAGAGTATAAAAGATTTAATAAAAGAATTGGAACAGAAAGATGATGTCAAAGCCGAAACACAATAAAAAAAGAAACACCGCCCTTCTCTATGAAGTGCTGGTGAGGGAAGTCGTTAAACAGACCATCAGCAAAGATGCTGCGGGTCGTGCTAAAGTCATATCTATTCTAAAAGAAGGCTTTACAGGAGAAACTGAAATTGGTAAAGAGTTACAATTATTTAAAAGCTTGTTAGAAACTGAAAACCTCTTGCCCCACACTGCCGAAAAGCTGATCCAAGAGTCTAAAAAAGAATATAAAAAGCTAGACGACAGGAAGATTTTCCAAGAGCAGAGTATACTAATCAAAAAAATTAATAAAGAACTTTCAAAGGGGGTGTTTGCCAACTTTGTTCCCAACTACAGAGACATCGCAACCCTCTCCCAAATATTTGGTGAAGACACAAGCACAAAAAGACGCGTCATCTTAGAAGAGGGCGTCTTACAAAAACTTACCCGAGAAAAAGCATCCACAAAAAAGAAAAATACAAATTTATCTGGCCTCGTGGTAAATAATTTTATTGAAAAATTTAATAAAAAGTACGGGGGCGATCTTCTAGAAGAACAAAAATCTTTACTTAATAAATTTATCCTTTCTTTCCTAGACAACGGCACTGATTTTAAAGTCTACTTGAATGAAGAGATCGGAGACTTAAAAAAGAAAATTAATGATTCTTTTGAACTAGAGGAACTTAAGGCAGACACAAATATGGCCACCAAGATGAAAGAAATTAAAAAGCTTTTAGAAAACTCAAATCAAAAGCCAATAGATCAAGAATTTCTACAGCAAATTTTAAAAATACAAGCCTTAGCTAGAGAGATTGAAGCCTAATGACCATTAAAGTAAAAGTTGAAAATCCGATAGACGCTAGAATAAAGCTCAAGGCGCGCAAGACCCTAGACGGGAACATATTAATTTTGGATCACCCCGAGATTGATATAGTCTTGGCGCCAAAAAAGAAAAAAGTTTTAGCGCTCTCCAAAAATCAATACAGCGATCATGTCTACGCCACGCAGTCGCGACTTTTTGATCACCTTAGCAAGAATGGGGTGGTAGACCCCGGATCCATCCACGGTGGGAATGTATACGGTTCTCTGGAGGCAATAATTTTAGAAAGCATAGAGCCCCACAAGGTTGACCCCATACAAATGACTTTTTACTCAGTAGTTAATTTCCTTTTAGAAGAAAGGCCTCACTACAATGCGGTGAAAGACTATGAAAGAAAATTTGATGACGAATTACTAGAGCCAGATGCCGTAGATTCCACAGAACTTGGTCAAGTGTCACACAAGAAACGCAAAGGTACCATGACCCAATACGCTGGTATCAATACTGCATATGGTTTGTATGGAATGTACGAAGAGTAAGAGGTATAAATGGAATTAATATATTTTGTCCTAGCTGCGTACGGCTTAACTCAAATTTTAGTTTTCGGTTCGATATTCAATAAAATACGCCCCTCAAAAGCTTGGCTCCATGGGTTTGGAAAACTATTCCACTGCCCCATGTGCATGGGTTTTTGGTCGGGCGTATTTTTGTTTGGAATTAATGGACACACAGAACTATTTACTTTTGAGTATAGCGTAGCCAATGCGCTTATTTTAGGGTGTTTAGGATCTGGAACTACTTATTTAATGAGTGTTCTGGTTAATGATTTCGGGTTGAAAATAACCCACAAAAACGAAGGAGAATGTAATCATGGTTAAGAAAAGATGGATGTTACGGCCAGTTGCCCATTGTTGTGGCGGCTCCAGTACCACGCGGGTAATGCCCGCGGAAGAGGAAAAATAGATGTCAAAAACACTTTTACGAGAGTTTTATCAATTAAAATGCGATGACCGGGGCTGCCAAGACCTCTTGACAGAGGCGGAAAAGAAACAAGTTAGTGGGGGGGCGCTCATTTTCCCCGCCAAACTACAAGAATCAGACGCCGTTAACGGCAATGGACGAGTTTATCCTCACAATGTGTTAACACGAGAAGTTAAAAATTATATGAAGCTCGTGGAAGAGGGCCGCGCCATCGGAGAGTGTGACCATCCCGACGAAAGCGTGATTAATTTGAAGAATGCCTCTCACATGGTCAATAGGCTTTGGTGGGATGGCAAAAGCCTGCTGGGGTCTATCAAGGTTCTCAACACCCCATCGGGAAACGTTTTACGGGGCCTATATGAAAGCGGCGTAATGTTCGGTTTTTCATCTCGCGCATTAGGATCCCTAAAAGAGGACAAAGGTTCACAAATAGTACAAGAAGATCTTCAATTAATTTGTTTCGACGCTGTGTCCGAGCCCTCTGCGCCCGGAGCCTATATGATACGCGAGGGCATGGAAAAAGGCTTGAATCAAATCTTCACAAAAGGGGACAGAATTAATCGCGCCCTCAATAATATATTATAAGAGAGTAAAATGAAAAGATCAGAACTAAAAACCATCCTTAAACCACTCATCACACAATGCGTCAAAGAGGTTCTCCTAGAAGAGGGCGTTCTTTCTGGTGTTGTAGCCGAAGTCGTAAGGGGAGTGTCGCCAGTCTTAACCGAAGGGCGACAATCATCACCCCCAGACAATTCCAAACAACAAGCACTTCTTGAGCAGCAGCGACGTCAAGTGGAAGAGGAAAAACACCAGAGGCTAAAAGAACAGAAAAGAAAAGTACTCGACGCCACAGGCTTTGGTAGCGAAATCTTCGAAGGAGTGAAACCCCTCACAGAAGGGGGCGACCCGGGGAGTGGCCCAACACCGGGCGCCCTGGCAGGTACGGATCCCAGCGACGCCGGCGTAGACATTTCGGGGATCATGGCATTGGGCGGTAACAAATGGAAAAATCTTGTTTAAGAGAGGGCAAAATAAATGGCTGTAAGATCGATCAATGTAGAAGTTAAACCAAAATATGAAAACGAGAATATAGAAAGAATGATTCGACGATTTACTAAGAAATGTAAAAAAGAAAGAATCATTGAAAATTTTAGGGATCGCATGCGCTATGAAAAGCCTTCCGTGCGACGCAAAAAAGAGAAAGCGCGCCGCAAAAAAGTTTTAGAGAAATTAAGAATCGAAAGAGAAAAGAAATTAAACTAACTATTTAATGTAAAGGAGAATTAAAATGGTATTTAACCCAGGACACGGGGTCGGATTAAGAAACGTAGGCTCATACCAGATTTCTGGACACCCGTATATCACAGGATCTGTGATGGCTGCCGACGAAGAGATGCGCGTTAGTTTTCCTTTCGTGGCCAGGGACGTTACGATAATTAATTCGGGCTCGGCAACCGGGCTCGGCCCCAAGCTGAGAGTGCACTTTAATTCATCTTCCGCTGGCAATGTAATTGGCGGCAAGCATTATTTTGATTTGTCTAAAGACGACGCAAGCTATACATTCGAGACCAAGTGCACGGAGGTCTACATTAGCTGTATAGCAATCGACGGTGCCGAAGACGGCTTCGTTCTTGTCGCGAACTTAACGGGAATTCCTGCTGCTCACATGTACGATCTAACAGGCGCCGGCCTAACAGACTAGGAGATCATTAACAGTGCCATCAAATTTTAATCCCGGGAGCACCGCAGTAACAAAGGGCGCCACGATTGCATCGGGCGACGCTAACACTACGCACCAATTTACGGGTAGTGTCCTTGTAACCGGCAGCCTCACGCTGAACGGCCAGGCAGTGACAGCCGGCGGCGGCGGTGGCGGCGGCGGAATCGCCTTTGATGGATCGACCGCGAATGGTGTAGCAACATACAAAAGCGCCACGACAGCGAGTGTAGAATCAAACTTCAGGTTTGACGGATCAACCAACGCATTATCAGTTACCGGCACACTTTATATTTCTAGCTCCGATGGAATTCCCATAAGAGTGGCCGAAGATACAGACGCCACAATTATCGTTGGTGAAGCCGCTTTAGGCAACGGAGGCAACACAGGCGTAGCTTATGTGTGCCACAAAGACAAAATGGGAGCGCTCAGCGCAGGCTTCCAGCAACTCGCTCCCAGCGGTCAAGTCCGTTTAAATGCACCCAGCGCCGCGGCAATTATTTTTGCTGCCAATGGCAGCGCAAAAGCATCATTTAATCAACAAGCTGTCAGCAACTTAGGATATTTCGGCCTAGGTGGCGGCGGGTTTGTTCCCGCTTACCCGCTAGATGTTTCTTCATCCGCGAGAATAGGCCATGATGAAACAATGACTTTATATGTCACCGGCGCAATCGACCAGACGGGCAGTACGGCCATTTTTCGCGAGGGCGTTCAAATTTATGGCCCCCTTTATGGCGGCTCGCCTCTAGAAATCTCTGGCGGGTGCAATTTGGGGGGCGACTTAGTTCTTGGGACGGACTGTAATACCACCGTTACCGTCTCTGGTAATTTAACTGCCCTTTGCAATATTTACCAATCAGGAGGCACCGATTCTTTTCATATACCAGATGGTAATGCGGGCGCATTTGTAATCTCCGGAAGTTCCGACACTGGCCAAGGAGACCCAGAAGATGGTCTCTACTTTGGTGTCAACACTGCCGCTAAGAAAGTGCGCACCTCGACTGATTTCATTGTTGACGCCGGCAAAAAGCTGTACCTAGGCACAGGGAGCCTTCTTTCACATCCCGAAAACCAGTATGCCTCCGGTCAAGGCTCTATTAGTTTCGCCCAGGGCGAGGGCAGACTTGTAATCCAATCCACTTCCGGATCCACTAACGGAATTAAGCTTTCAGGCTCTGTAACTGCCCCTGAAATTTCTAGCGGGTCCCTTGCTGGTGCAGGCAGCTATGTAGGTGTCGACAACGACGGTCTATTGGTCTTAACTGCATCTTCTGGCGGCGGCGGCGGCGGCTCCCCCGGGGGCTCAGATACTCAAATTCAATTTAATGATGGTGGCAGCTTTGGCGGCGAGGCCAACCTCACTTTTGATAAAACACAATCGCAACTTTTTATTAATGCGCAAACCCTTCTTACTG